AGCATCGCCGCGCTCGCATCCGACGGACTTTGGGACTCGTCTCCGACGGACCACTTCTTCAACCGGGCCGAGGGAAACCTCTTCGGGGTGGACCTCATCGGCCGCATGAACCACCAGGTCTTCGACGCCGGGGCCTCGTCGATCAACGCCAAATATGGGACCGACACGACCATCCAGGTGTACCCGATCAACTCCGACGCGATCGCGAATCCTACCTCGGGACTCGGCCAGGCTTTCCTTGTCTCGAACGACCTGGGCGCCGGGCCCCATACTCTCGGTTCGATCACTCTCCGCCTCAAGCGGACTGGTTCCAACGGGTCAGCGACCCAGACCGTCGAGGTCTATCAGTGTCGCGCGAATGATGGCAGCGACGACCGGCCGGATGAGGGCGTCGGGATCATCGCCACCTCGAACACCCGGACCTTCAACACCCCCGGCACGGGTTCGAGTGGTTCGCTCGTGAACTTCACCTTCACGGCGGGCCCCGCCCTGACCGTCGGGAACCGGTACGTCTTCAACTACCAGAACAACGCGGGGGTGAGTTCGTCGAATTATATTTCGGTCCTCTGGACCGCCGACTCCACGCTCTCGAACCCGGGGATGTACCCCCACAACTTCGCGACCGCCTATGCCTTCGCGAGCCGGAACTACCCCCTCATCGGCCAGCTTCCGCACCTCTACGAGGCCGACGACTCGACGGTCCGGACCACCCCCCTGGGCTCGATTGCAAACGCGACCTTCCCGTCCTTCTCGTCCAATAATACCTGGTATGAGGTCGAGCCGGCGGACCTCAAGACCATCATCCAGGAGTACATCGACCAGGGAGGCTACGGGTCCGGATCACTACTCGGGATCACGATCGCGCCGAGTTCCTCGGCCACGCTTCCGACCTCGCGGATATGGGACTCGTCGGAGCTCATCCTCTCCTGGGGCCAGCCCGTCGCCGCGGCCGGGTCGGGTTCGATCGTCTGGTCGGGGTCCGGCCTGGCGGCGAACGCCAAGGTCCTGGCTTCCGCCGCGGTCTCGATCGTCTGGTCCATCGCGTCGGCCGCCGCGGCCAACACCTCGAAGGCCGCCGCGGCCGCAGTCTCGATCGTCTGGTCGGCCGCCGCCTCCGCGATCCAGGGATCGGTCCTGGCTTCCGCCGCGGTTTCGATCGTCTGGTCCATCTCGTCCGCCGTCGCGACCAACACGGCGAAGGCCGCCGCGGCCGCGGTCTCGATCATCTGGTCGGCCATCGGGACGGCGATCGCGACTTCCGCCGCCATCGTCGGGATCCTCCGCTTCCGCTCCAGGGCGACGCCGGCCGTGTCCGGGGAGGGTGACGCCAGGGCGGCCGTGTCCGGCCAGGGCGACGCCGTGTCCGCGGTCCACGCCACGAGCTCCGCCAGGGCGGCCGTGTCCGGCAAGAGCGACGCCCAGCCCGCGGTCCGGGGCGAGGGGAAGGTCAGGTAGACTATCGTCATGGCACGCCTCAAGCTCCCTTACAAGTCCTCGGTCCCGGTCCGCTTCATCGCGCCCGAGGACGTCTTGAACGAGAACGCGCTCGACAACACGACCGATAGCGCGACCTGTAGCTTCAAGGTCTACGACCCGGGGAAGGACGAGCTCCTCACGGCCGCGGGTGCGAACCCGGACGTCATCCTCAACGTCACGAACGCCGGGGTCTTCCAGGTCGGCGACGTCATCGAGGTCGATCTCGACGACGGGACGGTCCACGACGCCGGGGCGATCGTCAGCCTGGACGCCGCGGCCGGGACGATCACCGTCACGACCGGCCTCGCCTCCGCCGCGGCCGCCGACAAGCGAGTCAGGGTCCGCCTGGGCGGAGAGATCACGATGTCGGAGTACGGGACCGCGAAGCTCGGCTCGTGGGACTTCGGCTTCATCGGGATCCTCCCGAGTGACCACCCCGGCCTGGTCATCGACCAGGAGATCGACATCGAGATCTCCTTCGTCGGAGATCCGGGCGGCGGCCTGGACGCGCTCGACATCATCTGTGCGGTCATCAAGCCCCTCGAAGATTGTCGCGAGGCGTAGTCCATGCCCCATCAGTCCACCAGGAAGCGAGACCGCCGCGCCCAGGTCGGCCCCATGCGCGACCGGATCCGGATCTCGGACCGGGAGATCATCGAGCCGGACTTCGGGAGCGCCGACTTCCTGGAACAATTCAAGGCCCGCGCGATCGAGCGATGGTCGACGGTCCGGACGACGGCCGGCCGGACGCTCTTCGCCGGGGTAGGCGTCGACGTGGCGATCACCCACGAGATCATCATCCGCTACGATGAAGGGGTGAGCTCCGAGTCCTGGATCATCCTCCAGGACGAGACCCGGCTCGACGTCGTCCAGGTCGAAGACCTCGACGAGCGTAACGAGTGGATGGTCCTCCTATGTACCGACCGGGGCGACAAGAGCTTCGAGGCTTCCCAGGCATGAGCCGAGTCAGGATCGACCTCAGCATCAACGGCGAGGGCGAGCGACACCTCGCGACCATCAAGCGGAGCGGGAGGATCACCGCCGCCGCCGTCCGCCGCGCGTGGTTCGAGTTCGCCGGGGACCTCCACCGGGAGGCCAATAAGGAGATCCTCGCCAAGAACAAGACCGGCCGGGTCTACTGGATCCGGACCCGGGGCGGCCGGCGCCGCCGACACATCGCGTCCGCGCCCGGCCAGACCCACGCGAACCGGACCGGTCGGCTCCGGAAGGCGCTCTCCTGGAGGGTGCGCGGCGTGGTCGGCCTCGACTTCGGCTACGGGATCGCCGCGAGCTCGCCGAAGTATGCGTCCTTCGTCGAGTTCGGGACTCGCAAGATGGAGGCCCGGCCGAGCATCGGGAACGCGGTCCGGGCGGTCACATCCCGCACGGTCGAGCGTGAGTACTCCGACTCGCTGACCAGGGCGTTCGGGAAGTAGCGTGCGAGCTCTCGACGTCGTCTCCAGGCTCGCGTCGGTCCTCCCGACGAAGACCCCCTATTTCACGAGGACCGTCCCGGTCTCCGCGCTCACCGGCTCCGGGACCGTCATGACGGCCGTGTGCGGGGAGAAGCACAACCTCGACCCCGGCGACGTGGTCGTGATCCTGGGCGCGGTCGTCCCGATCTCTATCACCTCCCTGGTCCGGGTCGGGACCGTCGGGACCCTGGTCCTGGCCTCGAAGCATGACCTCACTCCGGCGGTCGCGACGACCGTCACGATCAGCGGAGCGACCGAGGCGGACTTCAACGGGACCTTCGAGATCACGAACATCATCGACAACCTGACGATCCAGTTCACCATGCCGGACTCCGGCGCCGTGACCGCCACCGGCTCGCCCGTCCTGGAGGGCGCCGAGTCGGCGCTCCGCCAGTTCAACGGCGCCTATGCGGTCCTCGAAACACCGACCGAGTCGACCTTCACTTTCGCCCACGCCCTCGCGGCGACACTCCCCACGCCGATCGGGACCATCACCGCGCGGGTCAAGCCGAGGATCTCCGCCACGGCCACGCCCGACCGGATCATCCAGGTCTACACCGAACAGGAGACCAATGACCTCTGGGCCTTCGTCGTCCTGGGCGACGTCGTCTCCTCGAAGAGCCGGGCGATCAAGAGCGACGGGGTCGATCGCCTCCAGTCGAACAACTACTATCGGCAACAGATCATCCAGCCCTTCACCCTTTACGTCCTCATGCCGACCGCGGGCTCGGTCGCCGGCCGCCCGGCCCGAGACCTGGCCGAGGATCTATTCCAGCCGATCTGCCAGTCGCTCCTCTTCAAGGCGTTCGACTCTCGCCTCTATTCCGGGGCCGAGTCGAACCTCGTCTTCGACTCCCACGGGACCTCCAGCTACGACACGTCGGTCTACGTCCACGCCTACAACTTCGAGCAAACGGTCGATCTCAACTTCGAGGACACCGTCGGCCCGGACCTGGACGTCGCCTTCGAGTGTATCGACCTCACCCTCACCCCCGAGGTCGACGGCGGGACGGGCCTCGCCGTTCTGACTGCGTCCGCGCTCACCCTCGACGAGGCCGCCGTCGCGGTCACGCCCGCGCCGTCCTTCCCGCCCCAGACCCAGAGCCTCCACCTGAATTTGAGCTCCGGGACGATCGAGGTCGTCAGGGACAAGACCGACAAGACGGTCGGGATCGCCGACGCGTGGACGGTCGCAATGTGGGTGCAGCCGAAGGCCCGCGCGCTCACGGCGAGTGGGACGCTCTTCATGATGCAGGGTGGCACGGTCGCGAACGGGATCCGGATTACCACGAACGGCAGCCAAACGAACGACCCGATCCAGATCGAGACATGGTCGCCGACGACGGCGGTCATCAAGGATTACGAGTACGAGTCCGTCCAGACCGAGGACGAGTGGCTCTTCATGGTCTTCACCTGGGATGGCCCGACCGACACGCTCCTCGCCTACTTCGACGGCGCCCTGGTCGCCGCGACCACGATGAACTCGGACAACGCGGGCACCATGACCGACATCGTCCGGGAGATCGCGATCGGCGCCAACCGCTCGACGACCCCGGGCGACGGCGCGCACTACTACTACCACTCGGCCGGGATGTGGAGCTCGGTCCTGACGGGCGACGAGGTCGCCGAGCTCTTCGCCGGGGCGGCCGGGATCGACTGGAACGAGGACTCCGGGGACTATGCGAGCTCGGCCAGCCTGGTCCACTGGTGGCGGTTCGGGTTCGACGACACCGACCTCACTTCGGTCTGTTTTGACTACGTCGACGGCGGCTCCTCCTTCGACCTCTCGGCCGACGCGGTCTCGGTCTCGGTCCCGGCCGACCTGGTCACCGCGAGCCCCGGCTAGGCTTGCGCTACATTCTCTCCCGACCCCCCGGACCCACCCAGAAACAAGGTCAAGCCACACATGAACCAGGTCAAGATCCGCGTGAAGAGCGCCGGGATCCGCGGCTTCCAGCCCGGCCAGATCGTCCGCGCCGAAGCGGACGAACACGGGACTCCTCTGGATCCGACCTGGCGCCGACGCCTCCGAGACGCGAGACATGACGATTGTTGTGAGCTCGTGGTCGAGCAACCCACCGAGGCGCCGCGGCGTCACAAGTCGAAGAACATCCCCGTCCAGGACGGGACCCCCGAGGAGTAGACCCAGATGAACGAGATCTCCCAGCCGTCCGTCACGCTCACCCTGGCGAACGCGAACCAGACCGTCCAGAACACCGCCCAGCGGGTTCTCGTCGTCGGTCAGCAGACCGCCGCCGCGACGTCCACCTCGGGCGCCCTGGTCGAGAACGTCGGAGACGACTTCGACACGCTCTTCGGAGCTCGCTCCCAGATCGCCGGCATGGTCCGGGCCTACAAGAAGGTCAACCCCGTCGTCAAGATCGACGCGATCCCCCTCGACGACAACGGCTCGGGCGTTCCCCGCGTGGTCGACTTCACCCTCACCGGAACCGCGACCGCCGCCGGGACCGTGACCCTGGTCCTCGGCTCGGAGCTCGATCACTCGATCGTGGTCCCCGTCGCTTCAGGTGACACGGCCGCCACGGTCGCCGCAGCCATCACGGCCGCCGCCGCCCTCGACACGAAGGCCCCCTTCACGGTGGGTAACGTCTCCGCCGCCGTAACGGTCACGGCCGCGAATGACGGGACGGTCGCGAACGACCTGGGCGTCGAGCTCGTGGTCGACGTCGCCGGGATCACGATTTCGGTCGACATCGTCCAGACGACGGCAGGCTCCACCGACCCGACGCTCACCTCCGTCTTCGACGTGGTCCCCTCGACCCGTCGCTACCAGGGGGTCATCTGGCCCTACGCCGCGACCACGGTGGTCGCCGCCTTCCTCTCCCCCCGCTTCAACCCGACGAATGACGTCCTCGACGGCGTGGCGATCGTGACCATCCAGGACACGGCGTCCGCGGCCCAGACCACGCTCGACGCCCTGAACGACCAGAACCTCGTCGTCTTCGTGGACGAACAGATCACCGAGGACACGGCTGGCGCCACGACCCAGTACCTCGGGCCGGCCCAGAACGAGGCCAGCTATGTCAAGTCGGCGCTCTTCGCGGGGATCCGCGCGCTCCGCCTCACCGAGGACCAGGTCATCACGAACTTCCTCACGAGTTCGGCCAGCCTGGATCAGTTCGGCGGGCCCGCCCTGGCGTCGCTCCCCTACTTCAACACCCCGATGGCGTATCTCCCCCTGGTCAAGGCCGGCCGTGGCTTCACCCGCCAGGAGATCGAGGACATCCTCACCTCCGGCGGCGCGGTCATGGGCGTCAACGTGGCCGGGAACGGCTCGCTCGTGGGCGAGGTCCCGACGACCTTCAAGACCGACTCGGCCGGGAACCCGGACGTGACCTGGAAGTTCCTCAACTACGTCGACACGGCGAGCCAGGTCCGGGAGTACTTCTTCAACAACCTCCGCGCCCGGTTCGCCCAGAGTCGCCTCACCGAGGGCGCCGCGAGTCGCGGCCGCGACATGGCGAACGCACCGATCATCGGGGCCTATCTCGACAAGCTCTACCTGGACCTCGCGGGTCCCGACTTCGTCCTGGTCCAGGACGGCGAGACGGCGATCAAGTACTTCAAGGACAACCGGACCGTCACGATCGACCTCGCCGCCGGCAAGGCCACGATCACCGCCCTCATCCCCATCGTCACCCAACTCCGGACGATCATCGCGACCCTCAAGGTCTCGTTCTCGACCGACGCCTAATCAGGAGCCCTTCATGATCCAAGTCGCCGACGCCGCGGTCATCGTCAACAACGAAGTAGTCCCGACGATCCCCAACACGGTCAAGTTCACCGAGGGCCTCGGTGAGCAATCAATGCGATCCGTCTCCATCGGAGAGGGCAAGACCGAACAGGTGTGGAGCAACAACGTCGAAAGCTCGATCGGGATGGTCGCCTTCGAGATCCCCGTGACCGTCGAACTCATCGAGCTCGCGCGGACCTGGAAGGGGAACCAGAACCAGAACCTCGTCCAGCTTGCGGGCCGGACGGCGGACGGGAAGGAGCTCACCCGGACCTTCAGCGGTGCGGCCCTCCTCTCCGACTACGAAGTCGAGCTCGGCTCCGACACGACGATCACCGTCGAGTTCAAGGGCAACGTCGCGATCTAACGCGCTCGCCCGTCACTACTGACCCACACCCAACCCAGAGGACCCACGCCTCCATGAGCGAACCCACCCCCATCAAGTCCGTCCCCTCCACCTCCGAGCCGAAGAGCGAGTTCGACTTCCACCTCACCGGTCCCCTCCGGTACGCCTACCAGGGCGACCAGGTCGACGCCTCCTTCGTCCGGTTCTTCGCCCCGAGCTCGAAGGTCTCGCGGGAGTGCGCCGCCCTGAAACAGGCATTTATGCGCGCGGTCCCGAAGAACCAGGACGACGCGGGAGCGGGCGCCGAGACCCCGGACAAGGAGCCCCAGATCAGCGGCTCCGACGTCATCACGGTCCTGGCGATGAGCCCGGACGTCGACCTCCCCGACCTCCTGGACGTGGGCCGTCGCCTGTTCTTGGCGCCCGGCGTCGCGATGGTCGACGGCGAGACGAAGCTCACGAAGAACCTCCTCGACAACCTCAGCCAGGACGACTTCGAGTCAATGGTGGGCGATTACATGGCAAATTTTACCCTTGCTTCTCAGCTTGCCAAGATGAAGGGCGACTGATCGACACGATCCTCAATCTGGTCGTCCTGACCGAGGGCGGGCTATCCTACAACGACCTCCGCTCCATGCCGATCCCCGAGCTCGTCGCGCTTGAAGAACACGCGGGCCGCCTGGCGGAACGGATCAAGCGAGAACTCAAGAGGAAGTCCTAGCCCGTGGCGAACCGTGTCGTCTTCAGCTTCATCGCCTCCGACCGTTACTCCGCGGTGGCGCGGAAGATGTCGGCGGCGACCGACCGGATGAAGCGTTCGTTCCGGGGCGCGAACGCCGCCGCCGGAGGGCTCAACCAGCGGGTCACGAAGCTCGGCCAGAAGATGAAGCAGACTTCGGTCATCGCGGGAGCCGCGGCCGTGGCTTCCGCCAAGACCTTCGGCGACATGGAGGAAGGACTCTTCAACGTCCTGACCCTTCTGGACGACGACGCCGCGATCCAGAAGTTCGAGGGGCGCCTGGCCGGGCTCCAGAAGGAGTCCGTCAAGATGGGCTTCTCGATCGAGGACACGAACAAGGCGCTCTTCGACACCGTGTCCGCCCTGGGCGCGAACGAGGCCTCCTTCGCGGTCTTCCGCGAATCCCAGAAGCTCGCGATCGCGGGCGTCACTGACCTCTCGGTCGCGGTCGACGGCGTCACGTCGATCATGAACGCCTACGAGCTCGGGGCGGGGGACGCCGCGAAGGTCACGGGGAGCTTCTTCACCTCCCAGAAGAAGGGTAAGATCACCGTCGCCGAGCTCGCGGCGAACATCGGTAAGGTCGCGCCGGTCGCGAAGGCGGCGGGGATCGGCTACCAGGAGCTCCTCGCGACGACGGCTCAGTTGACCCTCGGCGGCCTCAACGCGGAGGAGGCGACGACGGCCTTGAAGGGCGCGATCTCCGCCCTCATCAGCCCGAGTAACGAGGCGGCGAAGGTCCTCCGCAAGCATGAGGTCCCGATGGGGGCCGCGGCCATCCAGGCGGTCGGCTTCCAGAAGGCGCTCCAGGCCCTCGCGGTCGCCGCGAAGAAGGACAAGGACGCCCTCTCGGAGGCGATCCCGAACATCCGCGGCTTCACCGCGGTCGCTTCCCTGGGCGAGAAACAGATCGCCAACAACGCGGCGATCATGCACCAGATGGGGGTCGACTTCGAGACCGGGACCGGCCTGGTCGCCGCCTTCACGAAGCAACAGGGGAGCTTCAACCGCGAGACCGCGCGGACGTTCGGCGAGATCAAGATCCTCGCGGCGATGATCGGCGAGGGCCTGGCGCCCGTCCTTCGCGTGGTCGGGATCATCATCCGCGGGGTCATCGTGACCCTGGAGGCCTTCGGCCCGGTGGCCGGGAAGATCATCGCAGGGATCATCGGGGTCCTCGCGATCGCGGCTCCGATCCTCCTCTTCTTCGGAAAGTTCGCTTTGGTCATGGGCACGATCGGGACCACGATCGTCGCGGCCGTGACCGCGCCCGTTGCTTTGGTAGCGATCCTGATCGCCGCCTTCATCGCTGCTGTGGCGGTCATCCTCGCGAACTTCGACTCCATCAAGGCCGGGGCGGCGAGCCTGGTCAGCGGGGTCAAGAGCTTCTTCGGCTTCGGCGACGACGAGGAGCTCAACGTCAAGGCGGCCGGCGAGCTCACGAACCGCAACCAGACCCAGGTCGACGTCAACCTCAACGCACCGAAGGGGACCATCGCGAGCGTGAAGTCGAAGACCACGGGCGACAAGGGCGGCCTCGCCCTGGGCGTCAACATGGCGGAGGCCCTCTAGGTGGACCTCCAAGATCTCCAGCGGGCGTCCTTCCGCGGCGTCCCCTTCCTGGTCTCCTCGACTGGCCTGACCGGCGGCCGCCGCCAGGTCCTCAAGCGGTTCCCGAACTCCGACCGCCAGGCCCTCGAAGACCTGGGCCGGACCCCTCGCGAGTTCTCGATCAGCGGGATCATCGCGGCCCAGCGGGACGCGGCCGGCGGGGTCATCCGCGACTACCGCGAGGTCCGGAACGCCCTGGTCAACGCGCTCGAAGAGCGAGGGCCCGGCGTCCTGGTCCACCCCTTCCTCGGGAAGTTCAACTCCGTCGGCGTCATGAGCTTCAGCCTCACCGAAGACATGACCCGCCTGGGCGACGCCACGATCGAGATGACCTTCGCCGTGGACGACGCCGACGCCCTCCCCCAGGCGACGGAGAGCGTCGTCGGGTCGGTCTCGAACGGCGCCGACGCGGTCACCTCGGCGGCCGAGGCGGACATCGGTGATCGGTTCGAGGTGACCGAGACCTTCCCCGGGAACTTCTCCGACGCGATCGCGAAGGCGACCGACATCGCGACCCAGGTCCGCGGGGCCATCCAGGTCTCGGCCGCGACCGCCTCGGAGATCGACTCCTTCGACGCGAGCCTCACCGGCTTCGAGGATGACGTGGTCGACCTGGTAAACGACCCCGACCTCCTGGGCCAGGACGGCGTCGCCCTGGTCACGGGGATCCGCGGGATCTATGGCTCTTCGACCGATGCCTTCCGCTCCCTTGAGAAACTTTTCGGCTACGGCGACGATGACGTTCGGATCCTCCCGACCACGGCCGGCCGGATCGAGCGTCAACGAAATCGCGACATCCTGAACTCGAACGTCCAGGCCACCGCCCTGGCCCAGGCATACCTCTCCGCGGCCGAGACGGAATACGACAACACCGACGCGATCGACTCCGTCTCGGAGCGACTGGAGGCCCAGTGGACGAAGCTCCTCGCGGCCGACACGATGAGCGACGACACCGAGGAGGCGCTCGCCAAGCTCCGGGTGACGTCCAACCGCTTCTTCGACGAACAGCGTGATCTTCGGCCCCAGGTCGTCGAGGTCCGGACGGACCTGACGTCGGCCCGCCTCCTCTCCTTCAGCTACTACGGGTCCTCCGACCAGGGCGACACGCTCACGAAGCTCAATGACTTCGACGATCCGTCCGCGATCGAGGGGACGGTCAAGGTCCTCTCCTCGTGAGCCTCACGCTCCAGGTCGGCGGCGTCCAGTATGACTCCTTCGTCTCGGCGAGCGTGGAGATCAGGCTCGACGCCCTCTCGAATCTCTTTTCGTTCGAGCTCTCGTCGAAGGACGGCCGCCCCCTGCCGTTCCTCGGCGGCGAGGCGGCCCAGGTCTTCGTCGATGGGGAGCGGGTCCTCACCGGCTACATCGAGCGGGTCACGGCCTCGGTCGACGACACATCCCACTCGGTCAACGTCGCCGGCCGCGACCGGACCTCCGACCTGGTCGACTCCACGCTCGACTCCTTCTCCGACCTGGTCGCTCCGATCTCCCTCAAGACGATCATCGAGCGGACCATCAAGAACATCGGCTCCAGGCTCTCGGTCATCGACCAGGCCAACCCGACGGACTTCAACCCGGCCGAGGACCTGGCCTCCCCCGAGCCCGGCGACAACGCCTTCGGCTTCATCGAGAAGCTCGCGCGGAAGCGCCAGGTCATGCTCACCTCGAACGGAGACGGGAACGTCGTCATCACTCGGGGATCCGGGACGGTCATCCCGGGCGCCGCCCTGATCCACCAGGTCGACAACCGGGGTAACAACGTCATGAGCTCCGAGGTGGAGTACGACCTCTCGGACCGCTTCCGGACCTACAAGTCACCGAGCCAGTTGAACCTCGTCCCGCTCGACCAGGCCGGCGACACCACGATCGAGTCGATCGTAGATCAGGGGTCGGCGGACGAGGCCCGCGCGATCGACACCGAGGTCCGGGCGGGCCGCCAGATGGTCCTCGCCGCGGAGTCGAGCTTCTCGGACGGCCAGGCCCAGAAGCGCGCCGAGTGGGAGCGGAACATCCGGAAGGCGCGCGCCGCGGTCTACTCCGCGGTCGTCGACGGCTACCGGAACCAGGTCGGCCAACTTTGGGACGTCAACCAGGTCGTCCGGGTCCTCGACGACTACGCCGGCTTGAACGCGATGATGCTCGTCAACTCGGTCGCCTTCGGCCTCACCGAGGACGAGGGGTCGACGACGACGCTCTCCCTCGTCCGACGAAACGCCTACTCTCTCGCCCTGGCCGAGCCCTCGGACGAGGACGAAGGGATCGGCCTCACGACCCAGGGCGAAGACCCCGAGGAGGGCGAAGAGTGAAGGCGCTGAAGAGACTGATCCGGTGGGCGCGCATCACCCGCGAGAGTGAGGACACGGGGGACTTCCCGATCCAACAGGTCGGATACCTGGGGAAGGTCGGGAACGCCGTGGTCTGGCTCCCCTATGGCTTCCACGCCAACATCCCCGAGAACAACCTGGCCCTCATGCTCGCGATCGCCGGGAACCCCGAGGCGCGCGTCGTCCTCCCGGGCTCCCCGAAGTCGCGGGTCAAGCCGGTCACGGCCGGGGAGGTCGTGGTCTTCCACCCGATCACCGGCTCGAAGGTCCACTTCCGGGAGAACGGGGACATCGACATCGAGGCGACCGGCGACCTCAACGTCACGGTCGCGGGCGACGCCAACGTCACGGCCGGCGGTGCGATCGCGGTCACGGCGGGAACTACGGTCGACGTCGTAGCTCCGGGCGAGGTGAAGGTCGAATCCACCGGGAGCCACGTCAACATCATCGCGGACTCGGCCTCGAACATTGACCTCGACGGGGACCTCA